ACTCTTGTCTCGTCAGAAAGCGATGCACTTGACCAAATTCGGAAGGATTAGGCTTGAAAACCTAGTCAAAAAAGGACTAGTACGCATTTTTACGACTAAGGGCGGTCACAAACGCTACTTTAGAGACGATTTAATCAAATTCTTATATGAGCAAGTATAAAAACGGGAAAGACCAACTGGTTTACGCCAGCGACAAGCCCGATATCCGTTATCTTTACAGCGAATACCAGCGTTCTACACAGAATGGTGGAAATACAGCCAATATTGCTGAAAACGATGACATTCGTCTTGCTCGATGGGCTGGTCAGACAGATGACGGCAAGAAGCACAGCGAAAATCTTCCCGATGGTCAGCCAGCCTTCCCGTTTGAGGGTGCGTCTGACATCAGATGCCGTTTAGTCGATAGAACCATCAACGACCTTGTGTCTATGATGATGACCACCTTTGACCGATGCCAAGTCAAGGTCAAGGGTACAGAATTTAGTGACTCGGAAGCCTCCGCAACTTCTAATATACTTATGAGTTGGCTTCTGGAGTCACGCCTTCGTTCAGAACTGAGACGGGAAGCGGAACTCCTTGCTCAATACACAATGCAGTACGGCTGGTCTGGCCTTCACATCATCTGGGAACAGGAGATGGGTACGAGACATCAGCAAATCAGAATGGACGAACTTGTCCAAATTGTCCAGCAAGCGGTTCAGCAGAACCCCGAATCCACGATGAAGGATTTGCCGAATGCCATCATGAATCCAGAGCAAGAAGACTTTGCTGTGGACTTAATCATGCAGTATCTTTCAGCGGTCAAGCCAAAGGATGTCAAGAAGGCTGTCAGAGAACTCCGTGAGACAGGCACGGCCTATATACCCGAAGTCTTTGTTGCCAAGAATCAGCCCTGTCTTGTGGCTCTTAAGCCCTATGACGAAATTTCCTTCCCGCCCGAAACCATTGACATCCAAAAGGCCAGAGTCGTATTCAGACGCACATTTGTGTCTGAGGTCGAACTCAGAGGCATGGCGGCTATGGAGGATTGGTCTGATGAGTTCGTTGAACAAGCAGTAAACACCGCTGGGATGCAGTCTCAGTTCAATGACCCTAACCTGCTCCCTGCCGCCGCCTTGATTAACTACCAAGTCAAGCGAAGCGACAACCTAATCGAACTCGTCTACGCCTACAGCCGTAACATCGATGAGAATGGTGTCAGCGGAATCTACCAGACCATTTTCAGTCCTCAGTCTGGTTCTGAAGTCTTTGCATCGCATGGTCTGCTTGGCTATGCCCACAACAAGTATCCGTTTGTTATCTCTCGCAGAGAACGCACCCGTAGAGCCATCGTTGAGTCCCGTGGCGTTCCAGAAATTGCGATGACAGACCAAGAGGAAATCAAAGCCCAGCACGACTCTGTTCGTGACCGCACGGCTTTCACTACTCTTCCTCCTATCTTGGTTAAGAAGAGACTTGGTGGCATCAATAGAATTGCCCCCGGAATTCATCTTCCTGTCACAAGCCCCGATGACTACAGATTCATGCCCACGCCCACAGGCGAGACGGGTACTGCGTTCAACCTCATCGACAGAGTGGAAATGAACCACGCTTCGTACTTCGGACTCCCGCATCCGAACATCATGCCCCAGAAGACGCAGACCACTCAGCAGTTCATTATCAACAACTGGCTGGATGTCTGGAGCGAAGCCTTTGCTATGACATTCTCGCTTATGCTTCAGTACATGGAGCAAGCGGACATCGAGTCCATCACGGGCAAGCCCCTTCCTCAGAACATCAGTTCCGTCAGCAATATGTTCGACTTCCAAGTGAAGTACGATGTGCGTGAACTTGATACCAACTTCGTCATCGAGAAACTCAAGGCTATCACGCAGTTCGTTCTGCCTCTGGATGCTGGCGGTGTAATCGATAAGAACAAGTTGGTCAAGGCGGCTATCGAGGCTATCGACCCAGATAAGGCTAAAGAACTCATCATCAACACAGGCACAGCCTCTCAGTTGCTGTACAAGGAAATTCAGTCTGACCTTGGGCTGATGATGCTTGGCAACGAAGCAAACTATGTCGAGAACGACCCGTCTGCCCCGACCAAGTTGCAGTACCTTCAAGATATCATGGGTAAGAACCCGAAGGCACAGCAGTCTATGCAGTCTGACCCGCACTTCCGTGCCTTACTGGAGAACTACATGAAGAACCTCCAGATGTCCGTCAGCCAACAGCAGAACAAGCAGATTGGTCGCACAGGCGTGACCCCTGTTGCTGAACAGGCTGGCAATCAGATGCAACAGCAACTTGCTCAAGCCGAAGAAATGCAAGCCGAACAAGAAGGGATGATGCAATGAGCCTTCCCCAGCAAATCATAGTCGGGATGTCGTTTGAGAAGTCCAATGAACTTTGGAAGGCTTTGCACATCATGCTTGATGCCTCTATCGAGGCTGAGACTGTTAACGCCATCTCTAAGGAGCATAAGGGTGAAGACAGGGCTTGGCATTGCGGTAGGGCTGACGCTTTGAACGCTTTTAAGGACATCCTTATCAACACTCGCAACGATATCCTTCGTGACCAAGGAAGACCCTCTGAAGACCATAATCCATCGGAAAATGGTATGTGAGGTAGTTAGAACTTGATTACAATCTCTTTTGGTCGTAACTGACCGATAGTTCTGGGACTATAACACCCTGCCATAACCTATAAGGACTTTAGACCTATATCTAATGAATACAGAAAATCAAGCCGACCTTAGCACGGCACAAAATAACGCTACGACAAACGAAGGCACATCCACTCCCTTCGATATCAGTAAACTCGCTGACATAGTTAGCGATTCGTTCCTAGGTGGTAAGGAATCGAGTGCGGACTCATCCGCAGATGAAAACGATGAGTCGGAGGCTCAAGCGACCTCTGAAGAAGATGTTCATTCACAAGAACCCGAAACAACTACCGAACAAGAATCGACCGAAGACTCCGAGGAAACCGAAGAAACCAAGTCTGAAGAAGAAATTGAACGGGGGTTGCCCAAAGGAGTTAAGAAACGCATCGACAAACTCTCTGCTAAACGCAGGGAAGCCGAGGCAGAAGTGGAACGACTGAAGGAGGAAGTGGAAAGACTGTCGCAAGAGGCTACCAAGCCAGCACAGATTCCTACCCCCGACAATCCGTACTCTAACCTGTCTACACTTGAAGAAGTTAATCGTGAGGCTGACCAAGCCAAGCAGATTAGGCGTTGGTGCGAGATGAACCCCGATGGTGCAGTAGTCACAAACAAAGATGGCTCTGAGACAGAATATTCCGCTGAGGAAGTCCGAAACATCAAGATTAAAGCCCTTGATGCCCTTGAAGACCATCTCCCAGCCCGTGCCAAGTATCTGCAAAATTATATGCAGATGGAACAGGTGGCGGTTAAAGAATATCCTTGGTGGAAGGACAAGTCGGCAAAAGAAAGACAAATTGCTGAATCCTTTATCAAGCACTTCCCAGAAATCCAGAAGTTCCCCGACTATAAGGTGGTGGTAGGAGATTATATCCGTGGCGTTCAAGCCCGTGAATCCAAAGGCAAGTCCTCTGGTGCTCCTGTTAAAGCCCCATCCCAGCCTAGACCTTCAGCCGCCCCTGCCCGTGTCCCTCAACAGGACGCTCAAGCACAGGTAGCCAAGAAGCGTTTTACTGTCTCTGGCAATCGTGATGACCTATCGTCTATAATCGCTAACCGATTCCTGTAATCACCCCTAACCCTATATACACATATGGCTAATCTCACAGAACCCTCCTTCTCGTCTGGTAAGAGAGAAGAACTCGCTGACCTCATCTCGCTGGTTGACGCTAAGGACACCCCCTTCACCTCGATGGCGAAGAAGGGCAGCAAGCCTGGCAACACCCTTTTCAGATGGCAAGCCGACTCCCTCCCCACACCGAAGATGACTGGTACAGTCGATGGTACGGATGTCACCGCCTATGACAACTATGTCAAGGATGGTAGCATCACCTATCGTGCTGAACTCAGCAACTACATCCAAATCTTCCGCAGAGCCGTCCGTGTCTCCCCGCTTACGCAGGACATCACGACTGTTGCTGGCGTTAGAGACGAACTGGCTAACAATGTCGCTAAGGGCATCCAAGCCCTCAAGCGTGACATGGAAGTCACCCTCTGCTCCAACAATGGTGCTCAAGCCGACAACGGCACGAACCCCTACCTCACCCGTGGTCTCCACAAGTGGCTTCAAGCCGCTGGTTCTGGCTCGCAGGACTCCGTCCTCCCGATTGCCTCGACCTTCCAGACCCCCACGGCTAATCGCTCGACAGTCGGCACAGCCGCCCTTACCGAGTCGGTTGTCCAGAATGTTCTGACAGGTATCTACTCCCAGACTGGTCAATACAGAGACTATGACGCTCTGGTCGGCACAGCCCTTAAGAGAGCCTTCACGAACCTCGTCTTCACGACAGCCCAAGGCACAGGCACAGCCCCGATGACCGCCATCCGCACCCTCAATCGTGAGTCGGACTCCTCGTCCTACATCTCTTCGGTTGATGTGTTTGAAGGCGATTTCGGTAAGTTACGCCTCCACCCCTCCCACTACCTCAACGCCACCGCTGGTGTTGGCTCGACCTTCGCTGGTTATGTCATCCCGTTCGACCAAGTCGAAGTGCGTTATGGTGGTAATGTCGCTGGTGTCACAGCCCTCACCAACAATGGTGGTGGCGAAGCCCGAATGATTGAAGCGGTTGCTGGCCTTTGCGTCTACAACCCCCTCGCTTTCGGTGTCTTTGACTTCACCGCCTAATCGCTGAGGATGTCAGACATAATTCAAAGTCTGGCTGATGCAATCCCCTCCCACCTTAGAAATAGGGTGGAGAGGGAACTCATCAACGGATGGCGTATGTCTGAGGTAAAGGCACAGGCAACTGCGAAGCAGAATGCCGTTTTTAACCACTCCAATGAAGCACACAACATTGATGGAGTGGGTCGCTTAAAGGCGAGAATACCAGTTGAGGCGTGGCACTATTGGGGTCAACGCCTTGGCTATGAGTGCTGGGAGGACAATCAGTTTCTTGAAGAGTTCCTCCGAGACAACCCCGAAACAGCCATAAGAAACTATGCGAAGAGAACTGTGGTAAATGGTGCTCTTTTCACAGGTGACGGATATCTGACCAAATGAGAACAACCGACTTTTCCAAAGTCCTATTTGACGCTCTCCAGTACTCTGGAAACGACAGGCATAACATCACATCTGAGACATTTGCTCAGTTCCGTGATTTTGCGTCTGCCCGTATGCGTGAGGCTTGGGAATCGAATCAATGGGCAGATATTTGTCGCCTGTCCCCTTTCACGGCATCGATTGATGTCAACAATGTAGCGTACTTCACCCCCGTTGACGAAGCGGACGAAATCCTAGGTGTGTACACCCGTAACCCCCAAGAATCGACCAAGGCTATCCAGATGGCCTATCAGATTTACGACTCTGGCTCTTCCAGAAAGGTTATCATCAACAACCAACAGGCTGACGGATACTACCTGTACCGCAAGGACTGCCCCTCATTTGAGGGTGACCTCTACAATCCGACTGTGGTTTACTTCCAAGGAGCACAGGTCTACTTTGACTCTGGCTCTGGCACAGGCTCTTATACCCCTGTTCTTGGCAAACCCCACTCTGGCAATTTTTACATCTGCACAGTCGCTTCTACAACGGCTGGTCAGAATCCTAACACTCACCCTTCCTGCTGGACGAAAATTGATATCCCGTATATCTTTGGTGCGTTTATGTCTTGGTCTGCCGCCGCCAACTGGTTCGTGTCCGAAGGACAGGTTCAA